CCGTTGTTTATTGCATTATGAATTTTCCTCTGATTCGGATGGGGGTTGTATAGTATTGCTTTCGCCAAAGTCAGCTTTAAATTTCATATTACCAGTTACCTTAATATCCTGTTGTTCAATGTAACCTCTTTTTTTAGCTTTACATTTTAAATAGAACATTGTAGATAGTGGATTGCCTTTTTTTATTTGTTGGTGCAATGCTGATTCTGCAAAGTCAAGCGCAACGTTGTCAATTTCTTTTACAGCTTGTTTATATTGCTTATCCTCTTTTAACCAACGATAATGTGTCTCTCGACTTATTCCAACTTCTTTACATGCAGTGGTAACTATGTTCAATGACTTTTCCAACGCTTCAATCATTTTCTTTTTTAATATGTCATTATTCGTCATTTTTCTTTATTTAGTTCTCTATTTAAGTACCAAATTGCTTTTGTAAGGTCTTCGTGTTTTGTTTCGGTATTTTTCTTACCTGCTCTACTAATATATTTAATGACGTTGCCTAAGTTAAAATTTAGTTCCCATGCTTCTATTACTTTTATAGCTTCGTATGGATTTTCTTTGCCACCGTAGTACGCTTTATTTTCCATTATCTTTTATTGTTGCTAATAAGTATTCAAGTAATTGTCTCCTACATTCTGAGCATCCTAAATTAAAAGGTTTGTTTCCTGACTTGATTGCTATTTCATTTAATTCAGTCCAGTTAAATGTAGGTGAATAGTTTTTACCCATTGACTCCCAATTTAACAAAGATTGTTTTATTTCTTCTGTCATAGATACCTATCGTTAATTCGTTCAAAGAGTGAAGCTATTAATGCAAAGGTAAAAGGAATAGTTAACAAATCAAAATAGTTAGTAAAGTTAATTATTTGATAAATTAAGAAAGTCCAATAAGTTAAGCAAAGAGGACAGGTAAAAGGTTTTCTATGTAACCATAAAGGTTTTGGGATAAACTTTGCTATTATGTATGTAGTTGCGAGTAGTTGAAACATTAATTAATTCCTTGAGCTTTAAATACTATTGTTTCGTTTAATGGCTTGTCTTCAGGTGCGCCATACATTAATATATTTTGCCCTGAATGATATTTCATTTTAAGTTGATTTGCTATTATGCTTCCGCAAGTCATATCATGCCTATGACCTTTGCATCTTTCATCTTCGCTTTCTGTTTTATCGTTATTATTCCATTTACCGATAAATATTCCATCTTTTGATGCCTGATGCCATTTGTTAAAAAATTCAATAGCTATTTTGTTTTCAAAGTTCAAACCTAATAATCCTGCATTGCCATACATTAACATGTTTAATGCTTCGTCTCTATTTATGTTAAAATAGTTTAAGCATTTGTCATTTGCCCACGTTCCTACATAATGACCAGCTTCTTGCATTAAATAACCATCTTTATCTATTAATTCAAATATGTGATCTATATTCTTTATTAAGTAAACAGATGAATCTAACCAAAGTATTTTTTTATATGCTAAATTTTTAACTCTTTCAAATATAAAAGTTTTAAATGCGTAAGGATTTTGTGAATGAGACGGACATGGGACTTGCGTTTCGTCTGTAAAAATAAACAGTTCACCTTTGAAATTATGTTCGGTTACACTTTGTCTTAATCTTTGCGCTCCATTTGAATAACTGCTATTTGCAAAGCATATTATTGCGCATTCAGTAAAGTTTATCATAGTTAATATATCTATAATGGTAAACTGGTTCTTTTATTTCTACTTCAGTTTTAATTAAATTAAACTTTTTAAGTTCCATACAAAAAGCATAATCTTCAAAATTACTTTTATCTTCAAACTTTATACTCTTTGCTATTTCTTTTTTTATTGGTGTTATATGATTTGTTGAACGAAGATATACTTCTTGACCGCTTGAGTAATCAGTTATGTAAGGATTGTCTTTTGAAATATACCAGGCTCTTTTGTCTCGTCCATTAGTAGTCATTATTCCGTTAATTGCAAGTGCATCAGGTTTCTGTTCTAAGGCTGTTAAAACATTCTGTATTGCATTCGGCATAATCATGTCGTCGTCGTCAATAAACCAAACGTATTCGCCTTGTGCTGAGTTAATTAAGTCGTTTCTTTTTTGACCTGTTGTTTTAGTTCCAACTGGTGCATGATCACTTATTACTTCTACTAAACCAAAAGCATTTGCCATTTCTAATTGATTATTTATTTCAGAATGTAACTCTAAAAATAAATTAGCACGTTGTGGAACTGTTGGAATAAGTATTGAAAGTATCATGCAGTATAAAATTCTAACTTTTTAAAATTAGTTAAAGTCATAAATTTATCTTGAGTTTTACGAAGTACACAATAAATATTCCATCCGTTTTCTATGTTATTCATTGCCGGGTGTTCGCCTATTTCAAGTATTTCATAACCATTATATTCAGCTAATTTTCTATAAAAGTTTTCAGTAACATAATTAAAACCATGCCCTGGCCAATTGCCTGTTTTTGGATTTTCACTTATTATAAGTCCACCAACTTCACAAGCATTATGTTTATTTAACCAACAATTATAAAATGCTTTAGCATCATGTTTTCCATTTATCCCAACGTGTTCTGATGTTCCAAAGTCAGTTACTACATTATATTTATCTAAACTAAGTTTAGTTGCTAAATCTAAATTTAAAGCATTATTTTCTTCGTTTAAGTCTAAGCAAGTATATTTGCATTGTTTTCTTTTATAATATAAGTCCGCATAAGGTGATCCTTCAAACTCTGATGCATATAAATTTTGCGCTCCAAGTTCTAATACTTTATCATTTGTCTTTACATACTTATTTAAAATAATTAAACTAAAATCTGTTATTCCCATTATATTCCTACTATTAAATTTTCGTTATTTACTAAAAGTGTTTTCATATTGTATTTTTTCAATTCTCTAATTATATCATTGTATTGATGTCCATTGTGTTCAATACATAAACAACTGCAACCTAATTCAATTAAATCCATTTGTTTTAATATTGATAAATCATAACCTTCAGCATCTATATTTATGAAGTCATAAATTTGCCAATAGTTAAAATCAATCCATTTTAATGATTTAACTTTTGTTTCTTTGTATTCTGTTTTACTTTCCCATTTTTGTTTATCAGTTATTGAAAGAGTAGAAAGTAAATCACTATCACCATTGCCTAAATGTTCACCTGAATTGTAAAAAGTCATTTCACCTTTAAAATCTGAAATTGCTATATTATGTAATTTAACTTTCTTATTTTCTTTGTATAATTCAATAAGTTTATTGTAAGGTATTTCAGCCGGTTCAATTAATTCAGCGCTCCAACCTAACTCTATTAACTTTCTGCTATTAGACAAAGTTAAACCGTCATTTGCACCAATATCTAACAAATTACCTATCTTATTACCAAAATAGCTTAATATTACTTGTTCCTCGTTATTCTGACTATACATTGTAATACTTCGGTGGATTGATTAATAAATGCTTAGGTAAACCATAACTATTTGCTTTGCGCTCTTTAAATACTCGATAGTCATTATCCCACAGTTCCTGACTTTCGGTCTTTCTATATTGTTCGTCATATTCACTTAGTCCCCATGCAGGATGCATGTGCCTAAATAAAATCTTATAATCGCCCATGTACTCATATTTGCCTAACATCCATGCCACTTCGGTAGCTTCGCAATCACACCATAATGATTTGTAGTCAGGATGGTAAATGTAATTGAATCGCTTGTAGTAATCAACTCCCATTATACTCATTGTCATAATGTTAGAATGCTGGTTGCCATCGGAATAGTGCAATACCTGATCGTAATTTCTTTTGAAGTCTTGTTTAATTATTCTATCAAATCCCTTTTCAATAAATACCATGTCATCACTTGTATTAATTAAGATTTTCCAATCTTCAATCAAATCCATGTCTCGATTAATAGCATCTATTTTATTCTTTGAGTAGCCCTCAACCATAAAAACATTCGGGTGTTCGTGGTCAAATCCTTGCATTGTAGTATCGTCTTTGTCAATAGATACCAATATTTTATAGTTCTGACTTGCACAATTCATAATAATATTATCAATTGCTTTTCGTGCTTTCTCGGGTCTTGAACGTGTTGCTAACTTAAAAAGTATCATTGCTCAAAATTACAAAAATAGTTTTCACTTTTTAATTCATTGACAAATATTTTACTATTATTTTTTATTTCTTTTATTTTTTCTTCATCTGTTAAACTTGACTTATGTTTCTCATTGTAGTCCATAGCATACAGATATTCTTTTGTGTTTTTTAATTGTTGGTAAGGTGAACGTGTTAATCCTGCTTTGTAAATACGATTAGAGTAGCCAGCATGCTCGTATCCATAACGACCATAAGCTGAGTTAACATAACCTACTTTACTTAATACATCTTTTGTTAAAAACATAAATACACCGCCACAATCACAATAATGTTCTACATTGCCTGTTTGAGCTAATATTTTGTGGTTATCATTTAAGAATAGTAAATGATTTTCTTTTGAGTTAATAAAAAAGTCAGTCCA